CAGTGCTACGGATGCAATATTGCTCAAAAAGGCAATTATATTGAGTATTACAAAAGACTGGAAAAAGAAATAGGTAAAGGCGGAATGGATTACCTTGAATACAAGAGACACCAGGTAAAGAAGATGGGCAAAGCTGACTACCAAGAATTAATAGATGTTTATACTGCTAAAGTAGCTGCACTATGATAGACAAAATTAAAGCCGAGATAATAAAAGCCAATAGGACCAATGCAATAGAAGATTTAATAAACTCTAATTTAAAGTTAGCCGGTTATTTATTCCTTTTAAATGAAATGGAAGCAGAGATTCACAAAGGCTACATAGATGCTTACACTACCAGGAAAATAGAAGAGGCCAGGTTATTTGTAGAAGGCGAAGGTACACAAGGTAACAAAGAAAAGCAGGCTATTATAATGTCCGAGCCTTACCGAGTAATAGAAGGTAAATTTGAAACAAGGTTAGCAGAAGTAAAGAATATTAGATTTTCTACCAATTCTTTTATAGATGTTTTAACTCAAAAGATTAACTATTTACGGAAGGAATACGAACTTTCTAAAAATGTAATAAAATAGCTACCTTTGTTGTAAATAACAAAAAGTAACAATGTTTGAAAAAGGCAAAAGCGGAAATCCGAATGGCAGACCACAAGGTGCAGTAAGCCAAAAAAGATTAGTATTAGACAACTTCGTTAACATAATTATAGAAGAGGGAACAGATAGATTTAACCAAGAACTTAACTCTTTAGAGGGCAAAGACTTTGTACAGTCTTATCTAACTTTACTTGAATACGCAAGACCAAAACTTGCAAGAACAACTTTAGAAGGGGATGCAAACAATCCTATTCAAGCCAAAATAGTATTTGAAGAAATAAGAACCTATGCACCTATCGGAAAAGCAGACCATAGCGATTGAGTTAATCGAAGACAATAAGACTAAAGAGATTATCTATGGTGGTGGTGCTGGAAGTGGAAAAACTGCTTTAGGTGTTTATTCTATCTTAAAGAATGCTTTAAAGTATGATGGTTCAAGGTGGTTAATAGGTAGAGCGGTGTTAAAGACACTAAAGGAAACTACTCTTAATTCTTTCTATGATGTTACAAGGATGCAAGGATTAAAAGCAGGTACTCACTATCAGTTCAACGCTCAATCCAATATTATTACCTTTCAAAACGGCTCAACTATATTACTTAAAGATTTATTTCAATATCCTTCTGACCCTCACTTTGATGAATTAGGTTCATTAGAGATTACAGGAGCGTTTGTAGATGAGTGCAATCAAATAACCGAGAAAGCCTGGAATATAGTTAAGTCCCGAATAAGATATAAGATAGATGAGTTTGGTTTGATACCAAAGATGTTAGGAACTTGCAACCCTGCAAAAGGATGGGTTTACAATAACTTTTATAAGCCACATAAGGAAGGTAAGTTACAAGATGACAAAGCATTTATTCAAGCGTTAGCTATTGACAATCCTTTTATTTCGCCACACTATATTGAATCCTTAAAGACTTTAGATAATCAAAGTAGGGAACGGTTACTTTATGGTAACTGGGAATACGATGATAATGATAACGCGTTAATAGAATACGATAAGATAATAGATATGTTTACTAATGAACACATACCAAGTGGTAAAGGTTACATATCAGCCGATATTGCACGCTTTGGTAAAGATAATACTTTGATAATGGTTTGGTCCGGCTTTAGAGTTACCGAGATACATAAGCTATCGCAGAAATCAACAACCGAAGTAAGTGCTTACATTAAACACCTGGCTAAAAAGCATTCAATTCCTTATTCACAAATAATAGCCGATGAAGATGGTGTAGGTGGGGGAACGGTAGACCAGGTAGGTTGCAAAGGATTTGTAAACAATAGCAAAGCATTAACAGGAAACTATATTAACTTAAAGTCTGAATGCTATTACAAATTAGCAGAGTTAATTAATCAAGCAGGAGTGTGGGTAATGAGTGAAGATGTAAAGATTAAAAAAGAATTAACCGAAGAGTTAGAATGGGTGCAAAGACACAACGCTGATAAGGATGGTAAACTTGCGGTGCTACCTAAAGACAAAGTAAAAGAACATTTAGGTCGAAGTCCCGATATAAGTGATGCTCTTATGATGCGGATGTGGTTTGAACTCAAGAAGTTTGACTTCGTAGTTATGTAAATTTATCGTAAATTTGTAAAAATAATTGCTTATGAACTTCTTTCAACGAATTAAAGCTGCTATACTACCTACTCAAGGTTCAGATGCGGGCAACAAATACAATCAATCTTTATTCTCTTATTTCAACGGAATATTCTTTAACATCCCTAACAATCCAAGAGCGTATGTAAGGAATGGTTATCAAGGTAACCCCGATGTATTTGCTATTATTAATATGATTGCAAAGAAAGCTGCTTCAGTTCCTTTTTATGTTTACGAGGTAGAAAACAAAAAGAGTTTTAATAGAATTAAGAATAATAAGTTTAACTTACTTAAAAAGGGATTAACGGAAGTAGAAGGAACGGACTTAAATAAGCTGATTGCAAGACCTAACGAAATGCAAAGCCAACAAGAGTATATTGAATCTTTAGTTTCTTTTTTAGAGATTACAGGTAATGCTTACTCTTATAAGTTTTGTCCTGAAGTAGGAAGAAACAAAGGAGTACCTACTAAATTATATCCTTTACCATCACAATTTACACAAATCATAGGTAGTGGTACATTTGAGCCGATTAGTGCTTATAAGCTACAAATAGGTAACCAAGAAATAGAATTTAAAGTTAATGAAGTAAACCACATTAAGTTCTTTAACCCTGACTATAATGTAAGTGGTAATCAATTATACGGAATGTCTCCGCTTATGGCTGCTTGGGAAACTGTTTCAAGTTCTAACGAAGGTACAAGGGCAAAAGCAAAAGCATTTATTAACGGAGGCGCAGCAGGTCTTTTATTTAGTGGGGATAAGGACGCAATGTTAGACGGAGAACAAATAAGCAAGATTAACCAACAGATTGACACAAAGCTAACAGGTGCAGACAACTATAAGAGAATAGTAGCTACCAACGGTATTGTAGATTATAAGCAAATCGGAATGTCCCCAGCTGACCTTGAGATTATCAAATCAATAGGAGCGGATAGAGATACTTTATGTAGAGTGTTTGGAGTAGACCCAATTTTAATGGCTACCGATTCGGCTTCTTACAATAACAAAGAGATGGCTTATAAAGGTTTGGTAACAAACACGGTTATTCCTATTCTAAATATGATTAGAGGTATGTTTAACGAGGTTGCTTTGTACTATTCTTTAAGAGATGGCAAAGAATACTACATAGATTACGATGCACAAGCATTCCCCGAAATGCAAAAGGATATGGAGAAAATAGTCGCACAGATGAAAGAATCTTGGTGGATTACTCCTAACGAAAAAAGAGATGCTATGAACTACGATAGAATAGATGAGGAAGATATGGACAGAATTTTAGTTCCTACAAACTTAACCTATCTTGATGAATTAGGAATGGCGGATAAAGCGTTATAATGACACAAGAAGAATTTGACACTAACCTACAAAAGTATTTAGAGACTTACGGCTATCGTTTATTCTCTAAAGCCTTGAAACAATCTATTCAGCCAATTATAGATGCTTTAAACGAATCGGAATCGGTTGCGTTTACTAACTCTATTGCAGGGATGCTTTACACAGGTGTACCTATTTCAACGGCTATGCAAACTTTCTATAATACTGCTTGGAATAAACAATCTCGAGGTTATGTTAAATGGCTTAAGGCTAACTTACCACCCGAAGCGACAATAGGAGTAGGGTTTGAAAATCCAATAATGGATGCAGCTTTAAAAGAATACTTTAACACCATAGGCGGTCAGCACATTAAAGATATTAACGATACAAGTTTAAGAAGGATACAAACGGCATTCCAAAGAGCGTTAGAAAACAACGAAGGCTTTAGAGGAGCAGAAAAAAGATTAATTAAAGAAGTAGGAATGTCAAAGACAAGAGCAAGATTAATTGCAAGGACTGAATCTTTAATGGTAACTAACGCTGCTAAATTTACTCAAAGTGAATTGATGCCTATAGAAATGGAAAAGACCTGGTTACACGACCATCCAAAGATGCCAAGAGATTGGCACATAGCTTTAAGTGGTAAAACTATTGACTTGGATAAGAAGTTTAACGCACAAGGTAGGATGATGAAACATCCAGGCGACCCTGCTGGCGGAATAGAAAATAATGCAAATTGCAAATGCACGATGCTTACAAAAGCAAAGTTAGATAAGGAAAATAATATCATATATAAATAATTGCTAAAAAAGTTAGTATCTTTGTACTATCATAGTTTGGTGTTTTGGTTTTAGGGTGGGTGGTAAAACATCCACT